ATTCGCGCCAATGCGCTTGAGCAACTCAGCGCCGCTGCCGCTGCCCATATCAGCCTGACGCAGATCCTCACGGAACGCGGGGTTGTTCTGAGCGATGCGCTGCGAAGCCTCCAAGCCGATGTACAGCGGGAAGATCGGGCCGTCGCTGCTGTAGCTGATGAAGCCGGAGCTATCAGGATTCGTCGCGCCGTTACGGATCAACGTGGCGGCGGCGACATCGAGCATCTCCTGAGTCAGCTCGGAGGTGGACTGATTGAGCGCCTGACCAGCCGATCCGGTCTGAATCCAGGGGAACTCATTCACGCCAGACGGAATCGTCTCGACCTGAGTGAAGGACGAGTCGGCCACGGCCTTGATGGCGAACTTGGCGAAGGTGTTCTGATAGCGAGTCTCCCAAGTGCGCTGAGCGCGGATCGAGAGCTTCTCCAAGTACACACGCAGGAACGCCTCGACGCGATGGTCGAAGGTCAGATCGTCCTTACACAGGAGAGGACCTTTGAGAGCGAAACGCTCAGGACTCCAGGTGACGGCATTGTAGCCGACCGGAACGTCGTTGTAGGTGACATCGCAAGCGCCACCGTTCTCGCCACTGGCGAGCGTGATGGCCGACCACTCCTCAGCCGCAGTCGGCTCGATGGAGGTGGTGGTGAACGAGGTCTGGGTCAGACCAGTACCCTGGGGATACTCGCCGCGCTCGATCATGTTGAGCCACATCGAGCGGTACGAGGCGCGTTTGTAAACGTCCTGAGCGAGCGACTCGGTAGCCACCGCAAAGGCGTTGAAGACATTAGGACAAGACATGAGATGAAAAATGTAAACCGACGTTATCTGAGTTGTGGTTGGCCATCCATCCACCACACGGTGGCTGATTATCCAACCGCTTCCGATGCGGAGTGTCATTGCCGCTTAGACGGGGTGCATTTGCTGACCAAGCGAATGCCTTGCTTAAGGTCGTTGCGCCGGATGGAGCAGTAGAAACGCTTATCGCGTCAATTAAAATGTGGCGTCCACAGGGTTGGCCACGAGTTCGCTTTGGATGGCGACGTACGAGCGATAACCCTTGATCGTCTCGATTCGATGCGGGGCGATGATTATCTCCCGCGCTATCATGCCGCGATAGGTGTACGGACCTGGGAAAGTGCCGGTCATCAGAACATAGAAATCAACCGCGCTGGTCTTAACGCTGTCCTTCCGCGCGTCCACCAGTAGCTTTCCATTGTCGTACTTGGTCGTTTTGACATCGATGCGATAGCCTGGAGGCGGAGGGATTGTCGCGTCGTAGAACGGATGCGGGGGTGGACGGTCGGTGTCCAGGTCGGGATAGACATTGAACAGACGGCAAAAAGCAATCTCCCCAGCTATGCCCTCCAAATCCACGGTCAGAGGCGACTGCGCGCTGATTTTGAGATTCGCCACATTGAAATAGCGATTGTTTCCGTTGCGATGACGAGCGACGAAGTGGGCCAGTTTCTGCTCGCAGTAGGTGAGAGTAATAGTTTGACCAATTTCAATTTTATTTATCATGGTCAAAAAGGCGGAAAATTTTTGAGGGGGGTATCGTAAACGAAGCCCACCCGCAAAGGGGGTGCCAGGCCTCCACTCAAAAACTGTGCCATTCCCTAGGAAAAACAATCCTTTTTTACCATTAGCTTATCTAATCCAGTCTATTAGACAGCCAATCGATTACAATGTGTGTTATGTTTACTTGTCAGGCGGTTCACTCACGACTTGTTCCACGTGGAACTTGTCCGGCATCGATCCGAGCAGATTGATTGAAACGCTCGCTGCTTCCCCTTGCTCGGACCAGCCAAACACAAGCGCGGACCGCTTGGCGACGGATCCGAGTATCTGCTCGCGTGTTGACTCATCCTTTATCCCGTCCAACGAATAACCTTCGATGCGTTCGAGCGTACTTGCGGCATCGGCGGCGAGCTTGCTACGGACCAAAACGGACAGACTTTCTAGGGAAACTGTTTCTTTAGAGGAAACAGTGTTTCTCATCTCCTTCCTCACCTTGGGCAATCCTTCCCGTGACGCTTTGGAAAGTAGAGTCGATTGATTCAATCCCAAGTCGCTTGAAATCGCTTTCCATGTCTTTCCCGCAAGGTAGAGGCTTTTCGCTTTCGTCCACTGCTCACTTGTCATGTCTTGTACCTTGCAATCCAAGGTAGCCTTTCGCAAGGCCTGTCTTCCCAATCTAGACGCTGTCTAGTTTGAATCCTGACACTGTCTAAACCGCGCATTTTCCTCAGCAATTCCCCACATTTCCCCCTATCGAAAAAAAGTTTAGAAAAATTTGTTGACGCCGTTTTCCGGTTCACCTAGCCTAGCGGCTCACGGTAAATTTCAAATCGAATGAAAACACTCCAGATTGAGCAAACCCCTTCGGGACAATTCCGCTACCGCATCGTCAGGGAATTCGAGAACACGCCGAACACTCGACTTGTCGTCATCGATTGGGAATTCGGGCCGTTCGACCGCGAAGAGACGATTGAACAAGCCAAGGAGCGGTTCTCTTTCGATGAAATCCAAGCCCTTTGAATCCATGAAACGCTCCACCCTTAAACGACTGGCCATTGCGGCCCTTTTCGTCGCTTTGGTTCTCCTCGTCGGATACCTCGAAAGCCACTACGGCATCACCCCCAACCATTAAAATCCAATGAATGTTCACTTAACTCTAGTCTCTTCCAACGCGAAAACCGGACCTATTCCGGTGTCAACCTCGTCGGCCGTCACATGCAGTGATGCATGCCCTTTCAAGAAAGACGGTTGCTATGCTGACTCCGGACCGCTTGCGTTGCATTGGAGCAAAGTTACAAGCGGACAGCGCGGCTTTGACTGGTCTTCCTTCCTGTCTAAGGTCCGCTCTTTCCCGGCCGGGCAATTGTGGCGTCACAATCAAGCCGGAGACTTGCCCGGTGTCGGTGATTCAATTGACGCAACCGCTTTGTCCGATCTTGCCGAAGCAAACACCGGCAAACGCGGCTTTACCTACACCCACAAGCCGCTGACTCCAGATAACCTGTCCGCCATTCGGTCCGCCAATGAGCGCGGTTTCATCGTCAACCTGTCCGCGAATTCGGTGTCGCATGCCGACACCCTTGCCAAACTAGGTCTTCCGGTTGCGGCCGTTGTCCCTCAGGACAGCGCGGACCGTTTCACGACACCGGAGGGCAACCGCGTAGTTGTCTGCCCGGCCCAACGCGTTGACAGCCTGTCATGCGACAAATGCAGACTATGCGCGAAAGGAAACCGTGGCTTCATTGTCGGCTTCAAACCGCATGGAACGGGTGCAAAGCGCGTCCAAAAAATTACGGCCGCAAACTAAAGCAACGTGTCAGCCTATGCGAAAGCGTAGGTTGCAACGTGTCTTTAGTCTCAATCAAAACTCAATCCATCAATCCAATGACCAACCGATACCCCGGACAATGCGTCCAATGCCACGAATACGTCCCCTCAGGCCTTGGCACCGTCACCAAACGCGGCCGTGTCTGGCGCATAGACTGCAATGCATGCACCGGACGGACGTCCGAGAACTCCGGCCTTGTGTGCGTCAAAACCTCATCCGGTTGGACAGGTACGCGCAATGCGCGCGGACGGTGTGAAGATGCGCCATGCTGCGGGTGCTGCACTTTCTAAAACTCCACACCCATTCAATCCATGAAGCTCGTCGAATTCCTTCGCGCGCGCGCCTTTGAAGATCCTTTCGTTCTGTCAGGCGAAAAGTGGCAATTTGTCACGGTCCGCAGACCGGACGGATCCGAAGACATTGGCGTCTACCGATTCTCCACGGACTTGTGCCACGACTACGCGGACTTTCGCGCGCTATTCAACCTCAAATAAAAAACACATATGGCATCCATTCAACGCATCGAAAACGCGGTAAATAACCTCATCAACGGCAATCTATCGGATGCGCGCCGGTCCGCGCGCGGACTGAGCTATTCCGAGGTTTTCAATTGGCTGACCTATTCTGTCGGCTGGTCAGAAAAACGCTCCCGCGCATGCGCGGACTATCTGATCGGACGCATAGACTACCGCACCTATTGCAACGCTGACCGTTGACCTCTCCTCCGCGCGCCATGCCGAAAGCGTGACGCGAAAGGGTAGGCCACCTATCCGCAACAAATCCAAAGCATGAAAACAATCCATCAAATCATCCGCGAAATCCAATTCTTCGACCCTGCAATCCGCGCATTTGACGCGCACGACCTTCCGCAATCCGTCCGCGCGTACCTGCACCATAACTACCGCATGGACGCGCGCCTGGACGATGAGGAGCAGCAATTGGTCGAAACATCGTTTGAACCTTTCGCCGACAACCTCCGCGAAGCATTCCAAGACGACCCAAGGCCTGACGCAACTCGGTTCTATCTGTTCGACGACCTCAGTCTGTACGTCAAAACGAACGCCGGGCCGGAACTATGGGCCGACGCGCAGGTGTTTGTCGTGGAACGCATCCTGCCCCAAATGCGCCTGACGCGCATGGAAGCGGACTTGATGCGTGAGATTGGCATGGATGAGCAGGTGTCGGAAGTTCGCGACGACTTTTTCTCCTCCTTCGCGCATGTGCTGCACCGCGACTGCGGTATCCCCTATTCCGACGCACGCGAACATTGGAACGCCTGGTCGAACCAACTGAGCGACTCTGCGTGCGAAAGCATCGTCCTGGGCGGCTCCGAATCTGGCCGCGCCGAAGGCCTTCGTTTCGCGTCGGAATACACCGTCAAAGCCTGAAAACCCATGAAATACAAAATCGGCTTCAGCCATACCTCGCCCGAGTTTGCCTCGTCCTATGCTGACGCGCGTAAAGCGGTCCGCCGTGAGGCTCGGACGCGCTGCATGATCGGCATGACGGTCCGCCTCCGCTCGGTCAAATGCGACGACGGAGAATACCTCTACCTGTCGACCATTGATCTTCGCCAAGATTGCGACGGTTCGCGCGCCTTTGCGGTCATCTCCAAAAACTCCAACGATTGAAAGAAAACACCCCATGAAAACCCATACCCCCGGCCCTTGGACAACCAAGAAAATCGACACCGGAGTTTACGATATTTGTCGTGTCGGCAACGATGGCTTGAGAACTAGAGTTTGCCGCCTGCACGCATCTCAGATCGAGCCGAAGCATGGCGGAGATGTTGAAGCCAACGCCAATCTTATCGCCTCTGCCCCCGCTATGTTGGACGCTCTTCAACGCCTCGCGCACCCTATGGCCGACGACGACGACCTGTACCACGCATTCGCCATCATCGCGAAGGCGAAAGGGCTTTAAGCCGCTCTGGTTATCCGGTAAACCCTGTCCGCGCATCAAATCCCACGAATAAACCGCATCCGCGCATCAAATTATGCATCCATTGCTCCTCTCAGCCCTGATTCAGATTGAATCCGGCGGCAACGATCATGCGCGCGGCAAACACGGCGAACTCGGCGCGTTGCAGATCAAGTCGATCATGGTCCGCGATATCAACCGCATCATGGGTACATCTTACGCGCACGACCAAGTCACCAACCGCGCCATCTCAATTTTTATCGCGGAGTCCTACTTCGCGCACTATGGCCAGCATCTCAGCGACGAATCTTTAGCTCGACTCTGGCAAGGTGGGCCAAAAGCCCTTAAAAGATCTTCCACGCGCGCGTATGGAAAACGGGTCATGCGAAAACTGGATGCACTCGAAAACTCCGTGCGCGAGCAAACCGAAAACCATCACCTGACTAAGAAATGAAACTAACCATCCAATCGAAACAGAATGCTCAGACGATCATCGACCTGTTCAACGCCATCATCACCGGCGAATGCGAGGAACACCAAGCCACGCCCATGAGCATCTATGATGACGACAAGCACATATGCAGCATCGTCGCGGCGAACGGCGAGCAGATTCTGGAACTGATCATCGAACGCGAGGCTGGCGACAAGCTCATCCAAACCTGCGAACCGGAGGACGCGCCGTGAGCAAGGAAACGACGCTCGGCGAACTCATCACGACGCTCGACATTCTGTCGGACAAGCTGCAATCGCCTGTCCTATTGGAAGCATCGACGCGCCTTGATCAGGTATCGGATGCTCTCATCAACCTCCAGAATGCGCTGTTCTATGTCCGCGCGTACATCTCGGTCGATCCGACAGGCGAGGGTGAGAAGCGGCGCCAGGAGCTGATCGACGACTCGGAAGCCATCATCAACCTGATCCGCAACGGAGGACGCTATCAATGAGCAACGACCCAGCATCCTACCTCAGCGGCACCGAACTCCGCGTGTGCCAGCTTATCGCCGAACGACAGATGCGCGGGATTGCCAAGTACGGCACGACCGTGAGCGACAATCCGCTTCCTCTCCGCGCGTGGCTGCGTCATGCGCTGGAGGAGACGTTGGACAACGCGATTTATCTCCAACGCGCGATTGAACAGCTAGAGCGCAATGGATTGGTCAGCGAGGAGGAGGTTGGCCAATGAGCCGCAATCTATTCGCCCCGCCCCGCTTCAAAGTTCAGGTCAGCGGCGCGATTGGCTGGTCCGATCTGAAAGAACGGGTCATCAGCTATCGAACGCTCGAATATCCCACGCGCAAGGAGGCTGAGGCGACAGCGCGAGAACTCAACCCCGGCGAGTACACGCAGGGCCGCATTCGCGTTGTTCCGGTCGAAGTGCCGGAGGATTATGATGTGTACCCCACGCCGGAGCGAACCAAGCCATGAGCATCCGAGATGAACTTGCCGAAATCGATCCTGACCTGCTTCTCATGGATGGATTCGATGACTGCATCCTCGGCATCTGCGAGTCGTTCGGGAGCGTCCCGGTTGTCGCCTACGATTACGACAAGGTGCTGGCCAATCTCCAGGCAAGCGGGATGACCCACGAGGAAGCCGTCGAGTACCATGAATTCAATCAGGCCGGAGCATACGTCGGCGAGCGGACTCCGGTGTTCATTCGCAGAATACCCGGATAACTTTTCCGCAGATAAAAGGTAGGCCAATCTAAGCATCCAAAACCATGGCTTTTCGCCGATTCGATTCTAGCGCGCTCATGCCCTCTTCCTTGTGCGGACATGAAAAGCACCTGTCGAACGCTCTACGGGGCGTTTCCGGCTCAAGAAACAGCATTCGTACATGTCGACTGAGCGACACAAACGCGTTCCAACCCTTATTCCGAAACGGAAGCGGCACCGCCCCCAAAGGCGGAGCGCAAGCATTCCGATTTCGGAATAAGCCTCTCCCCTTTTTTAGAAAGGGGAGGCTTATCTTTAGATGAGCTAGGTAGACCAAGGATAACCGAGAAATAGCCATTGGTAATTTTCCGTTGACAAGAGGACAAAGTAGAGTTATCTGTTTTCCACCATGAGTTACCTTCCAAATGGTTCGACGCTGCGGGCGACGTTCCGAGAGATGCCGCCGAAGAGGCACAACCTGACCCTCGAAAAGTCGGAGTTATTGGCCCACATCGTCGAGACGATTGGCGGCGGCTTGGCCGAGGCTAACCGCGCGTTCAATTCGATGCGGAACGTGAAGAGCCAGGTGCTGGTCTTTGATCGGATCGAACGGGTCTGGCATGGCTGCGACTGGAAGCCGTCCGATGAGGAGGCGCAGAAGGATCTTGAATCGCGCAAGCTGTCGGATATCCGCCGTGAAATCGCCCAGCTTTGGAAGGCCATCAATGCCCTGCGTAAGGCCAGGCAGCGAGGCAGGAGGAGTCAGAAGCAGGAGAAGGCCAACGAACAGCCCGCTGAAGATAAGCCGACAGAGCCGGACCGCCCATCACTATCCGAGGAATTTGCCAAGTTGTTCCCTGAATTAGCCGACAAATAACTGATTACTATGGAAACCGAAAAATCATCCGTGTTGAAAGACCAGTTGGAAAAAGCCGCCACGATGTTCAAACGAATATCTGAGAGCGTTGATCGGATCGAAAAAACCTTGAAGGAGCATGAACGCAAGATCGATGAGGCATTGCAGCGTTCTTCCTGCCAAGACGACACCGACATCGACACCTGGGAAGGTTTCGGCCCGAAACCAGAGCGGCAACCATTCAATCCGAACGCCGAGACGTACACCCTAGAGCTTCATCACGGCCCGTACACGATCCGCCGCGACGACGGCGAATCCGATAAGGAATGGCAACGGCGCAAGGATCATCTCATGGATCAGCGCGTGACGTTCCTCAACGGAAGCGGCGTGAACGGAACACCGGAGCAGGTGGCCTACCTTCAGAGGATCGAAGAACGTCTCGGTCGAAAAATTTTCAAATATCCTCTTGCAACGACTTAAGACGACTGCTAGCGTGTCGGAACAATTTTAACAGCGTTCAGGACTAGAGCGCAGCGAGAATCTGCGACGGGGATTTTGGATTTTCACCCCGACTGAACACTTGAACGCTGTCGATTTCCCAACCAATGACCCAGTGCTTTACATCCGCCGAAGCCGCCGACCGCTTGAGGATCTGCAAGGAGACACTCCTTCGAATGGTCCGCGTGGAGGGCGTCCCTCATCGGCGAGTGGGTCGGAAAGTCCTTTTCACGGAGTCTGATCTGGCCGCGATTCTTGAATCCAAGAGCATGCGGGGAGAACTGAATCCGTTTCGGAGACAACCAAAACAAGTAGTATCGGAGAATACAAACAATGAGCAGCAACAACACATTGACGGTAGTCGCGCCTAACCAGCCTCAATCGCTGGAGCAGCCGCAATCAGGAGCAGAGTTCTATTCCCAGGCATGCACGTCGCTCGACGCCGTGAAGCAGCTTGGCGAGTGGATGGCACACTCTGGACTCTTTGGTCTGACCAAGCCGGAGCAAGGATTCGTTCTGGCTCTTGAGTGCATTGCCAGTCGCCAAACACCGCTGACATGGAAGAAAAGCAACCACGTCATAAATGGTCAGATTGCCATGAAGTCCGAGGCGATGCTGTCCGGTTTAATGGATGCGGGTTGGGAGATTGACTGGGTGCAATTCGACTCTCAAGCGGCAATCGCTGACTTCTGCAAAGGTCAGAAGAAAGTTCGCATCTCGTTTACGGCGGAAGACGCAAAGCTGGCCGGACTGCTTCCTGCGAAACCCGGCAGCGGATGGCAGAAGTTCCCGGCGGCGATGATGCGCGCACGTCTGGTGAGTCTCGCCACCAGGATGCTCGACCCTCGTATTACCCAAGGTCGATATTGCGTGGAAGAAGTAGCCGACTTCAACAGTCCGTCAACACCCACCGCATCCACTCCGACTCGCCAAACAGTGAATGTGACGCCGGAATCGACCTTCTCATTGACGGACAAGCTGGAGCAGATCCTCGAACCGCATGCTGACATCGCCAATGCGTTCCTCATCAGCAAGAACCTGATCAAGGAAGGTCAGAACTTCCGCGATGTCTCGACCAAGGTGGCCAACATGATCATCGCCGATCCTGACAGCTTCGTCATCAAGGCCAAAGCGTTCTCCAGCCCGACCATCGAATGAGCATTCAAAACCGACACGTTAACTGGGACATGCCAGCCGAGAAGTATCACGCCGTTGATGCTCTCTCCAAAAGCATGATGAGCAAGATCCTCAAGTCACCGGCCCATTACAAAGCCGCGCTAGACGAGCATCAGGAGCCGACCAAGGCGATGCAGCTTGGCACGGCGATTCATACCGCTGTTCTTGAACCGCATCTGTACTCGCAAGTTGTCGCCGTGATTCCGCCGGACATCGACCACAGAACCAAGGAGGGAAAGCAGTGGAAGGAGCAGCATAAGAGCCGCATCCATCTCAGCCACGCTGAGGACATCGATGTGCAGGGCGTGGCCAACTCTGTCCGTCGCCATCCGTTCTGGGACATCATCAATTATGAACACTCAATCGAAGCGAGCGTTTTTGCTGAAGATGCAGAAACCCAGATTCCATTGAAGGCCCGTCCCGATCTGTGGATTAAAGAACCAGCAATCCTGGTCGATGTGAAGACCACGGACGACGCATCACCTGAAGCGTTCAGCCGCACCATCACCTCGTTCGGCTACCACATTCAGGCCGCGCATTATCTTGCGATGACCGGCGCGGAGTCGTTCATCTTCGTCGCTGTCGAACGTAAGGCTCCGTACGCGGTTGGAATCTATCGCCTCGACGCCGAATGGCTTCAGGCCGGTGAGAATCTGCGGCGGAAAGCAATCTCGACGCTGCATGAGTGCCGCGCACTGGACAGTTGGCCAGCCTATCCGACTACGACCATTACACTTTCATGCCCAAAATGGGTGCTGAATAAATCCGAGAACTAAACCAAAATCGAAACCTACACATTATGTTCAAAGTTAACCGTAAGGACGCTGGAGGCAGTTACATCAATGCCGAAGGCGAGTACACCGTCACCGTGATGAAGGTCGAGGAAACGCTCGATGCTAAGGGCCGCGAGGTCTGCAAGGTGACGTTCGCAACCGATGACGGAGCGAGCATCGCTGACCGTTTCATCAACCAGGAAAACGTCTGGTTCCGTGTGAACCAGCTTGTCGCTGCAACGAACCACAACGTGCCGGATGGCACCGAAGTGGACTTCTTGGGCGTCAAGGGCAGCTACGCGAACTTCCTCCGTGGAATGATCGGTCTTGAGCTGGCCATTGTTGTCCGTGCTGAAGAGTACGAATCCAATGGCGAGAAGAAGAAGGCCTATCGCATCAAGACCATGAAGCCCATCGCCACGACTCCCGACACCGAGGAGAAGCCGTTCTAACCCAAACGCACGGAGGGGAGCGTATTCCGCGATAACGCTCGGCAATCAACCATAACGCATCCAATTCGCATCCATGAGAGTCAAACTTGTAGCTATCACCAAACCCCTTGTCGGCGACGGCAACCTGACCGCATCCGACTTCATCACCTACGCCGCCCGTGTCAGCAATCCGTCGAATCAGATGAGCTTGCTCACCGCTCCCAAGTTACTGGCCTACTGCATCAAGCACGGCCACTGGAGCATTTTCGAGCAGGCGAGCATGACGGTCGAGATTCAGACGAGCCGAGCGATATCCGCTCAGATCATTCGTCACCGCAGCTTCTGCTTCCAAGAATTCAGCCAACGGTATGCTCCGATTGATGAAGCTGAGCCTGTCGAACTCCGCACCCAGGATCTGAAGAACCGTCAGGGGAGTGGTGACAGCTATGAGCAGCAGTGGGCGCATGATGAAGTCAAAGCAGTGGTCTATTTTGCGTTTAAAACCTATCGTCGGCTCCTGCAAGAAGGCGTAAGTCGTGAGACTGCTCGCATGGTTCTGCCGCTATGCACCCAAACCACGTTGTACATGACCGGCAATATCCGCTCATGGATTCACTACCTTGAGCAGAGGTGCGCCAAAGGCACTCAGCTTGAGCATCGCCGCATCGCCGAGGCTATCCGCGACACGATCTTCGCTGTCGAGTTTCCGCACATTCACAACGCATTGCAGGAGGCGAAATGAGCGATAACGAATCAGAGACTATGCGTCTCACGTTCAAAGGACTGCTGTCCATCTACCTACCCGAGAAGACGATGATGGAGGTCTACAACGCAACCGAGCTGTGCTGCCGAAGGAACAACTGGGGCATCGCAATCGACGACAGCAACCGATTGGATTTTGTTCCGATGGTGAAAGTGGAGGATTGCAAATGAGCGATACACCGAGGACCAACAACTTCGACTGGTCGTTCCACCTGCTGTTTGCTGAATCGCAGAAGATGGAACGCGAACTCAACGCGGCCAACGAGATGTTCCGCAAACTGAATATCCATGCATTGAATCTGACTGATCGGATTCGTCGGCTGGAGGAGGCGGGAAACAATCTACTCTGGAATTTCTGCCCAGAGTACACATCTGATTTCACTGAATCTCAGTCTGATGCTCTGAAGCAATGGAACGAAGCCAAGGAGGCCAAGCCGTGAGAGACAATTATTTCCAGTGGCCAATTCTGATCCTACCTCTCGGTTTGGGGTTTGTTATCGGTATGTTGCTCGGAATGATATCAACCGACAGCACATGGAGAGCGTCAGCGGTGAAGACAGGCCATGCTCAATGGGTTGCGAACGAACGTGGAGAAGCAGAGTTCAAATGGAAGGAGTGCAAATGAGCGAACCAATCTACTTTTCAACCAACAGCCACCCGATATCGAATCCAAGCACCCAGATCATGCGGGTCGATCTGGACGGTGGATTCACGGTCAATGAAT